ACCACCGTGCCGCATGAAAATGTCCGCTCGCATCTTGGCGGTGATGCGAACGCGTTTCATCACTTCTTACCGAAGGCGGCGAAAACCCGATCGATGTCGCTGAGTTCGTCCTGCGGCACCCAGTGAGAAGCCCCCTCCCCTCCCTTGTTCGGCACGCGAGGGAAGTCCCTGCGGGCACGCTTGCCCGAGATCCCGCCGACGATTTTGTACCGGGGGCAGTCGCAGATCACGAGGACGTAGACGGCATTCTCGTCGTCGTTGTCGCGGATGATCAGGTGCCCGTTCGCGTGTGTCGTCGATCGCACATGCAGGTCACCCACGTCCGGTCCCTTGAACGTCCGCATGTGGCCGTTCCAGAAAACGTTCATCGCCTTTGCTACGGCCAGTTCGGCACAAGCACCTTCGATGTCGATGTCCCAATCCGACGCGTCCGAATAGCGGCGATTGGTCAGGTTCGCCTTCATGCTGTCGACCCGACGCATGACGCCTGCGGTGGCCGCGTACTGGATCTCATCAGGCGTCAGGGTGATATCTATCATTGCCGGGTCTCATTCCAATTGCAGAGCTTCTCTTTATCCCAGTCTTCAAGCGTAATCGTGATGCAAGCCATCATCCAGACCGTGGCTCCCATCGCGCTGTTCTTGTCGGGAGCGACCTGAGACAGGAAATCGGCGAGAGCCAACGTGATCATGTTCAAGGCTTCGTGCGGGTCTTCATACAGCATAAGTTCAAGGACGAGGTCTTCCTTCCTCTGGAACTGCTCATCGGTGAGCGGTTTGACCAGACCCTCGAATGTATATTCGGCGTCATCGTTCACAGCTTCATCTCTGCGCGTTTGGTGGCCTCGAACGACTGCCACTCGTGGTATTTCATGCGAATGTATTCGAGTTGGACCTTGAGGAGCGAGGCACGCTTCCGCGCCTCGACCATTTCCGTGACGTAGTCTTTCCACGCATCGGACGCCTTCACCTGCATCTCTGCTTTGGAGACAGGCATGTCGCCCTTGTCCGCCATGAGGCGGGAGAGGAACGCAGACTTGGTCTCTTCAAGCATGTTCGCGGCAGCGTCCGCGTCGACCCACTTCTTGGCGACGACGCGGTACTGCTCCGAGATCGGCAGGTTCTCGTCCATCAGAACGGCATGTCCGAATCATCGAACGAGACCGGGGCCTGACGCGGCGCTTCCTGCGCGGGCTTCGGCTGCTTCTCGCGGAAGGAGAACGAGATGTACGTGTCTCCGTTCTTGTCCTTCTTCTTCCACACGTTCACCCAGACATCCTGCCCGAAGATCTTCGCCTCGCCCGTCAGATCGGCATGGGTCTGCAGTTCCTTCCGCTTGTTACGGAAAGCCGACCCTGTCATGTCCTTCACTTCATACGTCATCACGCGTCTCCATAACGTTCGGCCAGTTCTCTAAGCTTGTAGTCCATCTCGCCGAGGAACTTCTGAACCTCGCCCTCGATGATCTTGATCAGCGCCGGGTCTGCCGGGAAGCACACCACATACAGCTGCATGTGCTGCGGCAGGCGCGGATCGTAGCTGACGAAGTCACAGAGTTCGCGTCCGGTACACGCCATCTGCCACTGCATCTGCAGCCTGTACTTCTCGGGGATAGCGTCCCCAAGAAGCGTTTCGAGGTGCGTGGCCGTATTCGGACACTTGATCTCGACGAGCCCGATATCGCCCACAAGGCCGTCCGGAGACGCGCCTGACATCGCGATGGTCGGGTGGGGTACGAAGCCAGTTTCCACCACCAAGTTACCCGTATGCGCCTCGTAGGCCGCTCGGGCGTTGGGTTCTTGCTCCGTACCCCACATCATTGCGGCGTTCTGGAAAAAATCCCCAGTCTTTCCAGTAAGACGCTCGCAAATCAGTTCGGCCATGTAGTTGGCGCGGCTCGCGCCGTACCCGGTCCTCGTCTTCGCCATCACATCCGAAACACGGGATGCCGTGACTTTGCCGAGACGTGCGACGAACCACTCTTCGCTACGCTGCTCCATCACCTCGGTTCCACGCGCCAGATGCGGTAGGTATCAGCATCGACCCTACGAACCGAGAACCGCATGTTGTTGCCCTTCTGGTTAGATTTTTTGGCGTAGACAGAAGAGGCAGACGTTACGCGTGCCCGTTCGCTTGCCGGGAACGAAAAGCTGTCTCCGATCTGCATGATGCCGAACGGATAGACGTTCCGGCTCGGCATTTCGACGTTCTTCTCAATCTTGAACTCGCTCATCATTCAGTCTCCGTGTCACGCGCATCGACTTCAGCCGCGATGCGCTTCAATTCTTTCAAGTCCTCACCGACGAACGATGCACGATCGTCCGCGTTGAGAGCGGCCCACTTCGCACGCAGCGCCTCGGAACCCTTGCGAGCCGCCTGCATGACTTCGTCACGGACATCGTCCGAAATCTTCTTCTGCTTCGGAGCCGGGGCGGTAGCGGCTTGCGGCGCAGGACGTTGCACCGCTGCATTGCCGTCATCGTCCTCGGACGCGATCGTAAGCATGGACATCAGTCCGTACCGACGAGCGTAGGTTATGGCGGATCCGATACCCTGCGCATCCCACTTATTCACAGGCAGGCGCAGCGTTTCGGACATGTACTCGCCCGAGTTGTGGATGATCATGGTCTCGACCTCGACGCAGTTGTCGAAGGTGCGAGGGAACTGCATCACGACCAGATCGTTCACCGCGAGGGGTTCGCGGATCACGGAGCGGATCGCTGCGAGGTCGGCGTAGCGCGACTTGAACATCGGGTTCAGACCCGTCTTCGTCGCGTCGTCGATCTGGCCCTGTGCCTTGGAAAGAGCAGTCGCCAGTTCGGCGATAGTGTCGGACATTTTCATGTCGATCTCCATACCATTGATGGCCTGCTTCTAGGCGATGCGCTTTCTCGTGTCAACCTCAATGTTGACATTCGGTGCGAAAAGGTTCAAATCCAGAGCATGAGCAAGCGTAAAGACCTCGTTCTTCTCTACGTTCAGTACCGCATGGGCTCGTGGGCCGAGGTGGCCCGCAGGCTCGGCCTCACGCGTGCAGCCGTGCAGAAGTGGCATCAGGTTCCGATCCGGCATCTTCAGGCTGTTTCGGAAATGACGGGTATCTCGCGCCAAGACCTGCGGCCCGACCTCTATGAGTAAGCTCCCTGTACCGACCGAGCACGAAGAGCAGAAGGCGTTCGTGCAGTGGTTCCGCGCCTCGTTCCCGAGGTGCCGCATCTTCGCGATCCCGAACGGCGGGGCACGCAGCAAGGCCACGGCGGGCAAGCTCAAGGCCGAAGGCGTCAGTGCCGTGGTGCCCGACCTCTTCATCCCGGAGTGGCATTTGTTCATCGAGATGAAGCGTCGGAAGGGTGGATCCGTAACAGAGGCGCAGAGCGACTGGATCCCGTACCTGCAGAGCGTCGGCTACACTGTTCTGGTCTGCCGGGGCTGTGAGGCCGCGATCGAGGCCGTGAAGGACCACGTCGTCGAAACCCTCACCAACTCGCTGTCCAAATGAAGTTAAGCCTCGACGATCAGATCATCACGATCGAACTGGAGATCCTCTCGCAGCGGGGACACGTCGACAACCTGCGTCGGCTCCTGTCGAAAAAAGAGCGGGAGCCCTATCATGTCGAGCAGGCCGAGGCGAAGATCCCGAAGCTTCAGGCGGTGCTTGAGACGCTTAAGTGGTTGAAACGGAACGAAGAAAAAATTCGCGCGTCTCTCGCAAAAAAAGTTTGAATACCCCTGTTGACATGCCCGCTGGGCACTCGTATTATGTTTGCACGGTCGATGAAGACCAGATGATTGATATGGAGATACGCCATGACTGCTTCCATCGCTGACCGCTTCGCCCAGATCGAAGCCGAGTACAAGGCCATCGAGAAGCTCTACAAGGCCGCGAAAGCCGAGGCTCTTGAAGCCTGCTACGCCGCCGCCGATGCCGACTGCAAGGCTTCCGTCCCCGGCGACATGTTCTCCCTTGAGTTCTCGCTGACCCCGACCCGCACCTTCTCGCTCGATCGCGCCAAGGAACTCGGCTTCCTCACCGACGAGCAGGTCGAGCTTTGCAAGACCGAGGGCACCCGCCAGAACCTCAAGGCCAAGCCCCTCGCCAAGATCACGGTCGCTGCGTAAGCAGCGGCCTACCCCCCACGGATGGAGATGGACATGACTGAAGTTGAAAAGCTCAAAGCTCGGATCGCGGAACTCGAAAGCACCCTGATCGACGTGTTGGAAGTGTTAGAGCCTCTCATCGATGTCGTGGACGGCGACGAAGGCCGCCAGCTCCCGAACGACGAGGCCCGGATGTACCACTACATCGAGGTCACCCTCGGCATGAAGCCCTACTGATGGAGCCGACCATGGACAAGCTGCCCAAACACATCGCCGACATGGTCGGCATCGTCGAGGACGAGCAGTCTCACACCCCTCACCCGATCTACCGAGAGCCCATGGTCTCGGTGATCTTCGACACGGACGGCACCATCACGATCGCGTATGACGGCCACGTCTGCGGCTGGATCAACGAGGTCTCCTATCCGGAGCACGAAGGAAAAAAGTATCGGGCTCTCGCTGCCAACGGGCACGTCGGGCATTTCTGGTCCGTCGATGCGGCGCGATCCTTTCTCTTGATGGAGGCTTTCTAATGTACCTGCCTAAAGAAGTCGGCCAGAAGGCGGTCGCGGACATGCTCGGCCTTCTCGCCAAGACCGGGCTCGATAACCGGGGCGTGGCGAAAATGCTCGGGATCCACGAGCGGACGCTCTACAAGTGGTTGTCGGGCGAACGGCGTGTCCCGCGCATGGCGACACAGGCGATGAGTAACGTCGCCCTGCGGCAGGCGATCAAGCTGAAGAAGGCCCGCGTGAAAATCATGGGTCTGTCCGCGAAGGACATTGACGCGTGGCTCGCGTTCGATGCATGATGTGAAAAGCCCCGGCGGAGAGACTTGCTCTCAACACCGGGGCTTGCTGAACCAAAACGCTTCTCTTGGCCGGGAAACAGGTTCAGATGACAGGAAAAGTATCTTAGTCGTGTCCTGTCGTCAACCCGCGCCATCAAAAGAAGCCTTCAGGCATCTCCAGTAACGCCCGGCATATGCCGATCGAGCGGTGTGGATATGTGGTTCTGGGCTTTTTGGCGGTTACGGGTCCGAGCATCCCAAACCGTGTCCGTCAGGGGACGTTAAATCCTGTCCGACCCCGCCGGAACTCACCGTCCGACGGTCCCGTAGCAGAGCAGTGCGAGGGAATAACGCCGACCGACAACCCCCCGAAGGCCCTAGCCGGGTCGCCCCACCTACGGGGCAGGGAGCGGAGTGGCCCCCCGATAGCCGAAGAACTCGGCAGGGCATCGGCGCTAAACGGGGTTTGAACATGCTCCCCTCCAACCGCCTCCGAACGGCCCAAAGCCGGGAGGGAGGGTAGGCGGACGGCGGACGTGTGACCAAAATTTCCGCGTAAAACACGCGAGGAGATGTGAAATGGAACTGCGTGATTATCAGGCTGAGACGATCGTCAAGCTGCGGCAGTCTCTGGCGACCGGACACCGCAGGCCGTGTGTGCAGGCACCTACCGGGGCGGGCAAGACCGTCATCGCTGCGGCGATCATCAACATGGCGCTGGCGAAGTATAAGCGCGTGATGTTCGTCGTCCCGATGCTGTCCCTGATCGATCAGACCGTGCTTCGGTTTCAGGATGCCGGGATCAACGACATCGGCGTCATGCAGGGCAACCATGAGATGACCGACCCTCGGCAGCCCGTTCAAGTCTGTTCGATGCAGACGCTGATGCGGCGAGACCTGCCCGACGTCGACCTCGTGATCGTCGATGAGGCGCATGTCCAATACAAGTTCCTGATCGACTGGATCGGGATGGAGGCTTGGTCGAAGATCCCGTTCGTCGGCCTGACGGCAACCCCTTGGGCGAGGGGCATGGGCAAGGTGTGGGATGACCTGATCATCGCTACGACGACCTCGGTGCTAATCGAGAAGGGCGTCCTGTCCGACTTCAAAGTGTATGCTCCCGCGCATCCTGACCTGACGGGCGTCCGCACCCGCATGGGCGACTACGCCGAGAACGACCTCGCCAAGGCGATGAACAAGCCCAAGCTCGTCGCCGACATCGTGTCGACGTGGATCGAGAAGGCGTCCGACCGCCCGACCATCTGCTTCGCGGTCGACTGCATGCATGCGAAGCACATCCAACAGCAGTTCGAGGCTGCGAACATCGCGGCGGGGTACATGGATGCGTACACCGATCGCGAGGAGCGGGCGGCGATCGTGCGGCAGTTCGAGGCCCGCGAGATCAAGGTGATCTGCAACGTGGGCGTCTTGACCACCGGGTTCGACAGCGACGTGCGTTGCATCATCCTCGCCCGTCCCACGAGGTCCGAGATCCTGTACACGCAGATGATCGGGCGGGGGCTGCGCAAGGCTCCCGGAAAAGATCACTGCCTGATCCTCGACCACAGCGACACGACGCTGAAGCTCGGTTTCGTGACCGACATCCATCACGACGCGCTGGACGACGGCGAGCGGAAGCGGGCTGTCCCGGAGAAGCGTGAGGCGCTGCCGAAGGAGTGCCCGAAGTGCGCGTACCTGCGGCCTCCGAAGGTCCGCACCTGCCCGGCGTGCGGGTTCGAGGCCACCCCGGTGAACACGGTCGAAAGTGAGATGGGTGAGCTTTACGAACTGACGCGCGAGAAATCGATCCGCGCCACCGAGTGGCCGATCGAGCGGAAGCAGGCGTTCTGGTCTGAGTTGCTGCTGCACGCTCACATGCGGGGCTACAAGCGCGGCTGGGCCTATTGGGCGTATAGGCACCGCATGAACGTCGGCCCGGCCAACTCGCTGCAGGAGAGGCTTGCGCAGTACATCAGCCCCGCCACCGAGGCGTGGATCCGGCACTACAACATTCTGAAGGCGAAGCAGAGGGAGAAGAGCGGTGCAGCGGCAGTACGTTAAGGACGTCGCGCGGGGCAGGTGGCGTGCGTTGCTGCCGATGTTCGGGGT